AAAATGACAGTAAGTTTGACTGCATTTTATCTTGTTTTAACTTAATTCAAAATTACTCAACTGAATTTTTGAAATCTCAAAAACCCAGTGTTTAAGCCACTTTTAAGGCATTTTAAGTAATTTTGATAAAAAATAAAAGGTGGTTAAAAAACCACCTTTTTTGGTCGAGGTGACAGGACTTGAACCTGCGGCATCTTGGTCCCAAACCAAGCACTCTACCAAACTGAGCTACACCTCGAAATGTTGCTTAATAACAACAGCTTGATTATTATATACCATATTTTCAGATTTGTCAACATGATTTTCGCTTTTTATTCAAAATTAATTTAAATATTTTGAAAATCACCATAAAACAGACCGAAAATGTGGTACAAAACAGCCGTCCCTACATAAGAAACGGCTGGGGGGGGGGGGAACTTGCAAGGGGGATAGGAATGGGGAAAATGGGGGATTTTGTTAGCTATATGTAAGCTACGGAACATAATTATGAACAATTCAGGATAATATAAGACTATATTTTGTTGATTGCATTCACTAATTCTTTTGGGTTAATGTGGGTGTAAACCTTTTCGGTCAAGTCCATTTTCGACTTGTGACCAACTATTTTTTTGATGATTGTATGGTTCACATTTGCCGATACAAGCATTGAAATGCAGGTATGTCTTGTTTCGTGTATGGTGTGGTCTAAACCTAAATCGTTTTGCAGAGGTGTCCAGTAGTTGCGTTTAAAGTTATCGTATTTCAGCGGCTTGCCATTGGTATTATTCAGAACATATCCACATTGAGAATCGCTGATGAATTTCTGCCAAAACGGCAGTACTTTGTCTGCTATAGGCACGGTCCGTACACCTGAATCGGTCTTTGAACTTTCAACAAAGAAAGTCTGTTCGTCAAGGTTTACATTTGAAATTTTTAGGTCGAGCAATTCAGACACACGCACTCCCGAATAAATCAGCATAAGCACTATTTTTACCGAATCAAGATTTGAATATTCCCACAAAAGATTTATTTCGCTTTCCGAAAACTCCCTGCGTGCTCGTTTTGTTTCATCTGACTTGGCATTGATTTTCAATTTTTCTGCAAGATTGTTATGGAGCATATCGTGAAATATGCAGTATTCGTAGATTTTGTTCAACAGAATTTTAATTCGCCTAACCGATTGATAACCGTTGTGGCAGTTATCGAGAACCCGTTGCATATCAATGATTTTTATATTGGACATCTTGCGATTGTATAACATTGAGCATTGTTTGTATGCCGCATTATACTGTCTTTTGGTGTTCGGATTTGTGTCTTCGGTGATGAACTCCTTGTACCAAAGTTCATAAATTTCTGAAAAAGTGCGTCTTGCCGAATCAACATCAAACGGGTTTTGATTGTAATCAGCAAGAGCGTTCAGAGCTTTCGGCTTGTTTGGAAAGTAGCCTATAACTCTGCGTTCCTGATTGCGTGTTTCTTTGTTGTATCCTATTGTCACGCAGGCAACCCACGGATTGCGCCTGTTTCCGCTCAGCTTATAAACAGAGCCGTAGCCGTTAGGCAGGTTCATTTTATACACTCCTTTTGCTTAAAAAAGGGTGCAAAAATCCCTTGTGTTATTTATCTGCAAAACTTGCAAAACACAAGGGAGTATGGTACAATTATATTGCTGTTTAAGTACCGTTGCACCCTATGTGTAATGGTTTCCGCTCTATCCTGTTGGCGCAGGGTAGGGCGGATTTTTTATTTTACTAAATTTTTAGCGTATAGCTTATCTTTCTTTAGTTCTTCTGAATCGGGGCGACTTACTTTAGTTTCAAGTCCGTCAATATGTTCAAAGAGACTTGGTTTAATCGTGTGCCACATAGGGTCTAAAATAAAATCAATGCCCTCTCTGCGGGCGTGCTTAGCAGCAGGAACGAAGTCGCTGTCACCGGCAATTAATATAATACGATCAACTTGCTTTTTGTAAGATAAAGATGCAATATCCAAGCCTATTTTCATATCGACACCTTTCTGTTGTATATCAAGTTTGAAATGACTTTCTTCCAGGTCTGTAATGGCGAGTTTACCATTGCACAATTTCTTTACATATTCAGGCTTAATTGTGTATCCAACGGTACTTTCTAAAAGTTCACCTTTTCTAAAAGCTACTTTTCTTTTAGATTTTAGTTCCTCAAAAAACTCCATAGACCATTTATACTGATCAGTTTTAGATAAATCAATTTGTTCTTTAGTGAGGGGATGATATACTTTCTTAGTTGAAGGAAGACAATCATAGTAGAAAATGCGATAAAGGTATTTTTCTTCTGAATAACTGTTGCGAGTTTTTTTATTCATGTAATGCCTACTGCAATATTGAACCAATTCTCTTGCCCTATCTTTTGGGTTTTTATCTCCCCATAAATAATTTGCTCTTCTTAAATAAAAAGCACCGTCAACAAGGATAGCAATTCTTATCATGCGAAAATTCTCCTTTATGTAAAAAACTCTTGGGGTCGACACATCCCATATGGTGGGAGGTTTACTGCCAAGAGTTCACACTAACAATAAAATTAAAATTTAATGTAGTAATACTACATTTTTATTATATGCAAATTCAAGACATTATTCAATAGGTATTTTAAATTTGTAATAAATGTTGTTGAAATACAACAAAAAACAAAGTGCTTTATTGTAAAAAATAATAGTGATATTTTAATAAATGTTACTGTAAAATCCTACGGCTTTGCCAAAAATACAGAGCAAAGTCCAATTTTTAGGACAGTTAAAAAATTCTTGCAAATAGCGCTTGAACAATCAGAACAAATGTTCTATAATGAATGTGTAAAGAAAAATAAAAAGCTTTGGGGTGATTCTATATGGATTATAAAAAATACATAATCGAATTGATAAATAAAATCGAAGATGAAAAAACATTGAAAAAAATCTATGCAATAATAAATCGAATTTTTGTGAGAGGTGGGTGACCACCTCTTTTATTTTTCTTTCTCAAAGATTTCTTTCAAGAAGTTTTTGAATATCATCTTATCTTCGTGACTTAATTTCAAATATGTTTCAATAATTTGTTTGTCGAGGTCATCAAGGTTAAATTCTTCTGACAATTCATCAAGTATGTAATCCTCATCATCTTCAAACATTTCGCCCTCGCCCTCGGTAAGCCACATAAAGTTTACCCTGTACTCTTTGCAAACCTGTTTGATAAATAATTCTTTGGGTTCAACAAGTTCATTTTCAATGTTTTTAATGACACTTCTCGAAACTCCGACACGCTCTCCAAACTCTGTTTGTGAGAGTTTTTTTATTTTTCGCAGAGTTTTAAAACGCTCGCTTATGCTCATTTTATGTATCACCTCGCTGTAGAATTTTATCTGATGTATTCATTATATACGGTATCCAATGGCTTGTCAAGCCCAAAAAACAAAATATTTTTATTAAAACAGGGTTGACAAGCCGTATTTTGAGGTATATAATGGGTTTACAGACCAATAAGGAGGTGAATTTATGATTTATACGGACAAAGCAATCGAAAAAGAAACCGAGCGGCAGGATGTCAGATGTTTGTACGAAGAACTCTTGAAAAACGCAACAACAGAACAGAAGGAAAAAGCTTATATAGCAGCAACAGCGTTCTTGCTCGGTGCACAGCAGAAAACAGCGTAGGAAAGGAGGCGAGAGCAATGTTTTACAATGAACTTGACTATTTGGACGATGAAGAAGATGAGACAATTTGTTCAAGCAAAATTCCAACCGAGGACGAATTAGAAGATAATCTAAACAAAGTTATTGACGAAAAGCTACTTCATTCGTTCTATCTGCTTGGCAAGTATGATGTCAAGATAGAGAGAGCATACCGAGAGGGTTTCAGGAGCGGTCTTGCACTGACTATTTCGGTTACCGCTCTATTATTATCACTGGTGGCATTAATATGGAAACTACAGACAATATTAACGCTATTACCGAAATAATTATCGGGACCCAAAAACGGATTTTTTCTTTTCTGCGGTATAGTAAAAACATTTTCCCTTTTTTAGAAATACAGTAGTATTTAGGATCGGGTGAATAGTCAATAAGATGATAACGCAACAAGAAAGAATATTTTTCTTTAAATTTATAGTCAACATCTTGTTTTAAAAGTTTATTACCTTTATATAAGAACCTAAGTATTCTCACTTCTGATTTATCAAGAATGAGGTCTTTATGAGAAGTTGACATAGTGTGCACCCCCTTTCATAGTTAATCATAACATTTAAGGTCGTGTAAAGCAATAAAATATCGAAAAGCAGGTGAGAAAATGGGATTTTTTAATAATTTATTCAACATAAAAAAAGCACCAACAGTCACCAAGACTGTCAGTGCACCTTATGTTCCGCCTTATCCTTTAGAAAAAGATTTTTATACTTTTGATAAGGTAGAGTGGAGCGGAGCGTTACCACCTCATTCAATGACACTTTCTTTTGTACTTCCTTATTCCGATTGGTGCGAATTTGAAAAGTCAGACCTTTATCGAGATTTGGAGAATTATCTTCAGGAATTACAAAAACGAGGTAACCCGAATGAGAATGTAGGCATTCAAGATTGATAGGCAGATGTTCATTGTATGTCGGAACATACTCATCAACACCTTTTGCCTTGTGATGATAAGAATTAACTTCGTGGGTGTTGTAATCTTCGGTGTACTCTATGCCGTTCAGAACTAATTGAATGTCGGTAACAGAAATAGGCAGTTGCGATTTATTGTTAAGTTTATAATGAATGAAAAGTCTTTTCTTTCCCTGCACGCCTAATTTGTATGCGTATTCAAGCATTGTGATTTCCAAATTCACTTTGTGCGAAACAAAATAGTTAATCAGGTTTATTAAAGATATTAAAAAGCCTGCAATGCCTAAAATACCACTAATTATTACCCACATATAATCAGCTCCTTTGCTCGATTATAACATTTGCAAAAGATATTTGCAACACAATCAATAATACCACAATCGCAGTCCCATTAAACGGACTTAGCTGAAAAGAGGTGAAGAAAGACGGAAGTAATAATAATTTTAGGACTGCTAATGCTTTGCACAGCTTTTGCTTCAGCAGTATTAGCAATAAAAATAGTAGCCGCCCATTTGTATAAAACAATAGACAGCTACCTTGATAAGCACGACGCTCAAATTATGGATCTGATTAAGTGGGCAAAGGAGAATGAAAATTGAACAAGTTTTTAATGTTTGTAGTGTTTATTCTCAACGCAATTAGCTTACTTCTGCTGATTATAGCAATGCTTATCAAAGCAGGAGTTATCCGTTAAGAAAGAAGTATTCAAAAAGTACAATTAGAATTACTGATAATAGGAAAACCGCAATCAACGGCATTGAATATTTAGTAATTCCTAATATTAAAACTTTTATGTTTCGTGTTTTGTATGTATACATCTTTTTATCTAACGGCCTTAAAGGAATTCCTAAAGCAGAACAACAATCGTCATATTCTTTGTCGACTAATTTTGAAATGCTTTGAAAGTTAATTTTATCTAATGGAAGAGAAAATACATAGCTGAGTTTTCCACCTGCGATAAGTTTATTATCGGCAATAATATCTTCGCATTTTTCAACAGCTTGTTTAATTTCAGAAGTAATTTCCTTTTTGTACAAATGTTCTTCAAGCAGGTTGAATATGGGGAAAATCACTAATTCATATCGTTCTTTCAGATAGGTTTTGTTCTGTTCCTTTTTAAATAATATCCAAGAAAGAACCAAAGTGCATAAGGTTGAAACTGCGGATATTATTAAAGTCAACCACGATAAAATATCATTCATATTTACGCCCCCTTTCATAGTTAATCATAACATTTAAGGTCGTGTAAAGCAATAAAATAATAAAATATCGAAAAGCAGGTGAGAAAATGGCAAAACTTAAACTTATTGACACAAAGGACAGGTTTCTTCTTGAAATTGACGGAACAGAAATTCCGTATGTTACAAGCTATCAGATAACACGAACGGTCAGCGAGGTTGTACTGCTCAAGCTGGCTCTCAGCGTTGCTGATGTTGAATCAGTCGAAATCGTTTCAGACAAAATTACCAACGAAAATTAAGGAGGTGTTTATATGGACACAGTTCAGATGAACAAAAAAATCAAAGAAATTATGGATAGCAGTGATGTCTATCTGCTCTCGGAAGATGCCGCAAAGGCTATTGGAGTTGCTCCGCAAAACTTGCGTGAACAGGCAAAGGACGAACCCGAAAAATTGGGATTCAATATAATTGTAGTCGGCACATCTATCCGTATTCCGAGAATACCGTTTCTCAATTATATTCTCGGTTCAAACCCAATGAAAGGAACGACACAAAATGGCATTTAAAGATTTACTTACACGCAGAAAGCTGCTCAAAGATATTGAAAACCTCAGAGCAGAGAACAGACATCTCAGTATTGAGCTGAGAAACGCAAGAACGGACCTTGCACTCGAAAAAACACCGTCAAGCGGTTATCGTCACGAGAACAGAGAGCTAAAACGCAAGCTCAAAGCACTTGAAACGCCTGAATCCGAATCCTTCGGTTTTGAATGTGTGGGGGTTGAAAATGCCAACGACTACAAGGTTGTTTGATGAAAAGAACATTTTGCGGACCTTAGCAAAATGTTTATCAAATATAAAGGTGGGAAAATATTTTGAATTACACTGATTTTATATCCTCAAACGGATACATATGCACTGAATCTGAGTTTGAAATAGCCAAGGCTCATGCTAAAACCAAACTGGCTGTTATCATCAATCGTTTCGGTGACGCAAACGGTGAACGCCTGAAAGATTATTATCTTATGCAGCTTATCAAAGAAGAACTCAGAGCAGAGAGAATTTCAAAGGCTTTATTTGAAATTCAGCTTGATAAAAATGAGAAATCCCGCATTGCTTGAGCATAGCAATACGGGACTAAACAAAAAGAAATTTAAACACCTATCATTATAGCATATTGAAGTGAAAAATCAATAGTTATAATCAGTCGAAAAAGGAGATATTTTAAATGTGTGAAGTGTGCAGAAGTACTCCGTGTAAATCTGCTTGCCCTAATGCACCAAAACCACAAGTTATGGGATATTGCAGAATATGTAATTCAGAACTCAGATCTGATTATACATATTTCAGAGATACAAACGATGACATTTTCTGTTCTCGAGAATGTGCTGATACTTTTCATGGCATTACCGAGGAAGAATGGGAAGGAGATTAAACCTATGACAAAAATTACAGAACCCACCAATTCACCGGAGATGCAAGAAACAACTGTTCTTGCATCGCTTAATGAGGTTGCAGAAACCGAATCTGAATCATCATTGATACAGGTAAAGCAGATACCTGTTATCATTGAAAATCTCAAATCAGTAAAATCTGTGATTGAAAAAAAAGTGAATTCAGCTTGTGAGATGGTCTGTACCGACGAAAATTACAAAGAAATCAAGAAACTTCGTTCGGAACTCAATAAGGAATTTTCTGAGTTTGAAAGTCGCAGAAAAGCGGTTAAGTCGGAAATAATAACTCCTTATGAAGCCTTTGAAACAGTTTATAAGGATTGTGTAACAAATCCGTACAAAAAGGCAGATTCGGCGCTCAAGGGCAAAATTAACGCTACCGAGCAGGAATTAAAAAGGGTTAAATACGAAAAGTCTATGAGTTATTTTGAAGAATATAAGAAATCACTCGGTATTGACTTCGTAACATATGAGCAGGTTAATCTGAATATAACCATGAGCGTATCTCTCAAAAAGCTAAAAGAAACCATTAAGACCTTTTTGGACAAGGTTATGGATGATTTAAAGCTTATTGCTATACAGGAACACAAAGACGAAATCCTTTACGAATACAAGCAGTCTTTGAATGTATCAGGTGCTATTACAGCGGTAACAAACAGATACAAGACTATTGAAGCAGAAAAAGCCAGAGCAGAAGCAGAAAAAGCAGAGCGTGAAAAGACTGAACAGGTCATGAAAGATACTATTGCCGAATATGAACCGTTTGTTGCAAATGTGCCTGAAGAAGTTGCTCCTCCGGTTGAAGAAATATCAGAACAGCCACAGCAAGATGAAAAAGTTCTGTCATTGTCTTTCAAAGTATACGGAACAAAATCTCAGCTTAAAGATTTTGCTCTTACGGTAAAACAGTTAATCAGCGAAAGGGGATTAAGATATGAGTAATTATAACATTCAGAATCAGATTCAGCAGAGAAAACCAAAATTTTCAGCCATGCTCCAGACAGTGGCTTTTCAGAAAAGCCTTTCAAATTCAATGAAAGACCCGAAGGAAATCCAAAAGTTCACGGCGGCTATTACCTCAGTAGTGAGTACCAATCCGGCACTCGAAGAATGTGATGCAGAAACAATTCTTTCAGCGGCACTTTGCGGACATTCGCTCGGCTTGCCACCATCACCACAGCTTGGACAGTATTACATGGTTCCGTTTAAGGACCGTAAGAACAATCGTACAACAGCAACATTCGTTCTTGGTTATCGTGGCTATATTCAGCTTGCTATCCGTTCAGGACAGTATAAAAGACTTAATGTGGTGGAAATCAAAGAGGGAGAACTTCTTAATTGGGATCCGCTCACAGAAGAAATTACAATCAAAATGATTGAAGATGAAACAGAGCGTGAAACAGCTGAAACAATCGGATATTATGCTTATTTTCGCTATGTAAACGGCTTTGAGAAAGCTCTTTACTGGAGTAAGGATAAGATGAAACAGCACGCTATGAAGTATTCAGCTGGATATGCAAGCGATGTCAATAAGGGTACAAGCTATACATTTTGGGCAAAGGATTTTGATGCGATGGCTAAGAAAACAATGCTCAGACAGCTTATCAGCAAATGGGGCGTTATGAGTGTTGAAATGCAGACAGCGTATGAAGCTGACAATCATATAATCAATGCCGACGGTACTCCCGATTATGAAACGAATACAATGATTGACGCAGATGTACCGTCAGATGCCCCATTACCGGAATCATCTGAACAGCAGATTGATTCCGATGAAGCATTCTCAATCGATGATCTTGCAGAGTGAGATGATTGATGTTGAGATAATAAGTACAGGCTCTAAGGGCAACGCAGTTCTTCTTGACGGTCAGGTCTTGATTGACTGCGGAGTGCCGTTCAGCAAACTTGTTGAGTGTGAAGTGGTTGACCGAGTTAAATATGTTTTTTTAACTCATCAACACGGAGACCATTGTAATGTTGCTACTCTAAAGCGACTGCTGTCCGAACACCCTTGTATTCGGATAATTTACCCCAATTATCTTTGCAAAAAGCTTTTTTTATTAGGTGATACCTCCTTTCAATACAATTCTTTCATAGTCGCTCAGGATAAATGGTACTCAATCAGCAATATTACTTTTTCAGCAGTACCACTTCGGCATGATGTTCCTAATATCGGCTGGAAGTTACACTTCAACACTCAACAGGGGATATATAAAGTTATATACGCAACTGATACATCGGAAATCGCTCATATAACAGCTAAGAACTACGATTTGTATCTTGTAGAAGCTAACTACTCAAAAACAGAATTACTTAATCGAATAAAAGATAAACGATTGAAAGGTCAATATGTGTACGAAGATAGAGTTCTTCGTACACATTTGAGCAAAGAAAAGTGCGATGAATGGTTGTATCAAAATATGGGTAATAACAGTTTCTTCGTTTATATGCACCAACACGAGGACTTAGTATGATTACATCAGCGAACATAGTATCTTATGACGGATATAACTTAATAGTAAGACCGCATGAGCGTATCGGCAGAGAACTTGCACAGAAACAAGTACATGAAATTGAACTCAGAATTGTTGACGGACGCACGATTTCTGCCGAACAGCGAAGAAAAATATACGCAATCATCAGAGATATAGCATTTTGGTGCGGAGATAATCCCGAATGGATTAAAGAATATTTCAAGTTTAATTTTTGCGGTGAATTTGGCATTGAATACTTTTCGCTGTCTGATTGCGAAAAAAGCGTAGCAAGAGATTTCATAAGCTATCTGATAGATTTTTGTTTCTACCAAAATATCGGAACAAGAGATACTCTGCTTAATGTTACAGATGATATAGGCAGATACTTGTACAGTTGTCTTGAAAATCGTAAGTGTGCAATATGCAATGCACCAGGTGAAGTTCATCATGTTGACAGAATTGGTATGGGGCGAGATAGGGAACAGATTGTACATATAGGATTAAAAGCTATATGCCTTTGCAGAAAGCACCACGATGAAGCACATCGGCACGAAAAAGAGCTGTTTGATAAGTACAAAATCTACGGTATAGAGCTTGATGAATATCTTTGTACAAAGCTGAAACTTAATACAAAAAGAAAGAGGTGATACAGTGAATGGCTGGACAACCAAAGCGAGGGCTTGACTTTGCGGCTTGGGATGTTCACTTGTTCGATGATGATGAGAGATTTGATGTGCTTATTGATGCACAGGGTTGGGACGGCTTTGGAGTATTTTTTTGGATTTGTACCAAAGCTTATGCAACAAATGGTTACTATTATGAGTGGCGAGAAGAAACCAGTGCTGCCACGATAGCGAAACGAATGAGCGGTGGAATTAAATCAGATACGGTAAATCAGGTAGTTAAGCTTTGCTTACGAATTGGGCTGTTTGATAACGGGCTGTTTGATAGGGAGAGCATACTGACCAACAAAATGATGCAAGAACGATATATGTACGCTATCGAAAAACGCTCCGTGCGAGGTCGCACAATAAATAGATTATATTGGCTTTTGAAAACGGAAGAAACAAAGGCTTATATAGTTATACCTGAAAATGAGCATAATCTCTCCGAGAATGAGCATAATCTCTCCGAGAATGACACAAAGAAAAGTAAAGTAAAGAAAAGTAAAGTAAATATAAATAATAACTGTGCGATGCCGTCTGCAAATGCAGCCGACACCGCCGGTGAAAATATTTTTATTACATTACCCTTGAACGATAAGAGTAATTATTCAGTTTCAAAATCTGATGTTCAGCATTACAAAATTTTGTATCCTGCTGTTGATGTAGAACAACAATTGCGTTCGATGTTGGGGTGGCTCGAAGCTAATCCGAGCAGGAGAAAAACAAGAACCGGCATTAAAGGGTTCATTACTAAATGGCTTAATAAGGTCCAAGACAGAGGAGGTGTAGGATATGGATTCAATCCAAGCGATAATGTCAAGAATAATGTCACCACAGCGAGCGGAGGAAATTATCCAACGGGCGAGAAAGTCTTCTAAAGAACTCACTCCGAGAGAAAGAGCCGAACAAGAAGCAAAAGTGTTTAACTCAACACCCGGTAAGCTCATTGGCTATGAGTGCGAGAAATGTATGAACCGAGGCTATATTTACCGTGTAAAGGCAGGCGAAACGCCTTTCGGGCAGGTTACATATGATGTGGTTGCTTGCAAATGTGATTGTATGAAAATTCGAGATGAACTTCACAGAATGCAGAACAGCGGTCTTCAAAAACTTCTTAAACGATATACTTTTGAAAGTTACAAGACAACCTCAGATTGGCAGAAATATGTGAAAGATAAAGCATATGAGTACATTGACAAATGCTCTGATTGGTTCTTCTTCGGCGGTCAGCCCGGTTGTGGAAAGACACATATATGTACGGCTATTGTCGGAGCATTACTCAAAAAAGGCAAAGCACCTAAATATATGCTTTGGCAGGATGATATTACCAAAATCAAGCAGGCATCGAGTAATTTAGAGGTGTATGAAGCTCTCATAAATTCATATAAGCAAGCGGAAATTCTTTACATTGATGATTTCTTTAAAACTCGCAGGGGCGATTTTGTCTCAACAGCTGATGTCAATGCTACATTTAAGATTATCAATTACAGATACAATGAAGGATTGCCGACTGTCATAACATCTGAATTATCACTTGAACAGATTTCGCAGATTGATGAGGCTTTAGGCAGTAGAATTTCAGAAATGGCTAATCCGAAAATTTTTATTAAAGCCGATAAAAATAAGAATTACCGTTTTACGAGAGGAAATGAAAATGATGTCTGAAGCACAGGAGCAATGTAAACTCATTAAATGGGCGGATAAATGTGTGCAAATGAAAATACATCCTGAACTTTCAATGCTGTACACTGTTCCAAATGGTGGCAGAAGAGATAAAGCCGAAGCTGCACATCTTAAAAGGCAAGGAGTTAGGGCAGGTGTTCCGGATTTATGCCTTGCTGTGCCAAAAGGTAAATATCACGGCTTATATATCGAGCTTAAAGTCGGCAACAATAAGACTTCTGAACATCAGGATAAATGGTTGCAGAATCTTTCACGGTGTGGATACGCCGTAAAGGTATGTTATGGCAGTACATCAGCAAAGCAAGCAATTGAAAAATATCTGAAATTGGGTGATTGCTGCTAATGAAATTGCAAATGTGTTGCAAGTGTAAATACGAATATCATCCGTGTAGCATACGGAAATGCCCGTACTCTGAAAAAGGTTTGTACATATGCGTTTATTGCTGCAAAAAGTGTCCGTATTCAGAGCAGATAGGTACGGGCTGGTGTTGTAGGTATACAAAATGAGACGAAATTGGACAACAGAAGAAGTTGAGTATTTAACATCTGCGTGGGGAAATGTTAGTGTAAAAAACATTACAAAACATTTATCACGCTCTGTTTATTCGGTACTTAACAAAGTTAATAAATTAAAGCTTGGAGCTTTTCTAAGCTGTGGAGATAGATATGTAACTTTATCATATTTGAGCGAAGCTGTTTATGGTAATCAAAGTAGCGGAGGTTACATCAAAATTTCTTGGGCACAAAATAGAGGCCTTCCTCTACATACGATTTGCAGGCAGAAAGAAAAGTTTGAGGTAGTTTATATTGATGAATTTTGGGAATGGGCATACAAGAATCAGAGCTTTTTGAATTTCTCCAAATTTGAAAAGTATTATCTTGGTGTAGAACCTGATTGGGTTGATAAAAAGCGAAGAACTGATATAAGGCACAGCCATAAATTTATTACATCACCTTGGACTGCTGTTGAAGATGAGCGACTTAAGAAATTTCTTGCTGAACATAAATATAGCTATAGAGAATTATCGATACTGCTTAATAGAACGGAAGGAGCAATACAGAGAAGAATATTAGACCTTGGTATTAAGGAGCGACCGGTTAAGGCAAATAATCACATAAAGTGGACGGCTGAAGAAATTAAGAAGCTTGGTGAAATGATTAAATCAGGCTATAAGTATGAAGAAATGTCAGATGTGCTTGATAAATCTGCTAAAGCTATCAGAGGTCGAGTATTTGACTATTACTTGACCGAAAGGCTTGATAAGGTAAGAGCATACATTGGCAATGGTCAGTTTGGCGATAATCTTCCGGACAGGACGATTAAATACAAGAGGTTTATGTCTAATGAGGACAAGGAGAAGGTAAAAGTCTTGTTATCTATGCTTGCAGGTGAAATTAAATGTGTTGCGAAAGAGAACTCAAATGTTGAGAGTGAGTACGCTGAATTTTGGCAAAAAGATTGTTGTACCTATTGGGATAACATAAACGGCTGTACGGCAAACGAAAAAGACTGCGACAGCTGCACATCATTTAATAGAATAGAACCACAATTCTGCAAAAGATGTGGAATTACCTTTTATGAACGAAAAAGTAATGACATTTGCAAGGACTGCAGAGCTGCGAGAATTAAGCAAGCACAGAGAAAATATGCGATATTAAATCAAAAAGGAGTTGTGATAAATGAAAAGCAACTGGAAATTAAGAAGTAAACAGCACGAAGATCGTATTCGTGGTGAAATGTTTGATACCGGTATCGGTTACGGGTTGGAACTTGCTTCCGTAATATTGAGTCGCCATTTCGGATTCGGAGCAAAGCGACTTTATAAATTAAATCTTGAAGCCCTGAGATATATTGCAAATGTTAAAGATGGGGCAGAAGAATTTACCGAGGAATACAAGAACAATGTAGAATATGCCTCTATTAAAATGCACAAAGAATTTGATAAAACTATGGCATTAAAATACAAAGGCATTGACTATGGACAGGAATTGAGAAACGAGATAGATAACGAAAGCTATCTTAATTTGGAAATAGAGGGGGATTAAGTGATGAGAGAATATTTATTCAGAGGCAAGACGATAGCTAACGGTAAGTGGTCAGAGGGCACTTTGCTTGTGACTAAACAAGGTTTCTGTATAACACCCGATGCAACGGTGTATGTTGCGGTAGATCCCGAAACAGTCGGACAGTACACAGGCTTGACCGACAAGAATGGCACGAAGATTTTTGAGGGGGATATTGTAAAATATGGTGATACTGTTCATAATGTAGTGTTTGAACAAAGAAACGGAACAGCGTATTTTGGTCTTGTGTATTCAACACTTGAAACCTTATCGTTTGGATATTATCAAGATTTGAAACAAATTGAAGTAATCGGCAATATCTACGATAATCCCGAGCTTGTAGGAGGTGAAGAAAATGACAAAAGAAAGAATCGCTAAATTCTGCGAGAAATTTAACACACACAAAGCAACGCTTATTCAGGACACAGACCGTTACCTAATTATTGATTGGCGAAGAGCTGATGGAAGCGGAGATTATTATGTGAATTACATAGTAGATAAGAAAAGAGGTAACTTAATAGTTAGCGGTGATTTGGGTGATAGCATTGCTACTTGGTATAACAAAATTAAGCCGTCAAATCTTAAAAATTATGTAAAAAATGATATTGAGTATTACATAAGCAAGATTCAAACAGCATCAAATTTGTTTTATTATGACGAAAAAAATGTTGTAGAGAGTATTAAATACAATCTTAAGGATTTTGATTCCGATGAAATAATATCTTCGTATAGCGAACATAGTTCGTGTTATATGGAATCGGAAGATGATGTCTGGGAAGAACTTGAACATGAAGTTTCAAACTGCATTTACGGCAACAAGTTTATACCGTCAGAATTGATTGTAGATTTTTGTTCTGAACTTGATACTGATTACTTTGAGTGGCTTTATGATTGTGGCAAACGAATACATCCTCGTGTTTATTTATGGGCAGAAGGATTTTATCGTGCATGTAATCAGCTTGGTATATAATGTGCAGAGGTAAGTAACGATGACAAACTTTGAAAAAATCAAACAGATGTCAATTGACGAAATGGCTCGGAGTAGTATGTTGTTTTTTGATTGTCCATACGGAGCGACACCCTATGTTGGTTGCGTAACGGGTAAAAAATACAATTACAGTTGCATTGACTGTACAAAACATTGGCTTGAAAGTGAGGTAGATAAAAATGATATCAGGAATAACTGAAGTCCTTCCAGAAGAGGCAAACATTTACTCTGAGAATCATAAACTAAATATAAACAGAAAAGAAATTCCGATTGGTGCAGTTGTCTTTTTCGTCAAGAAAAAAGAACCTAAATGGACGATTGGTTTTGGCACGATTGAAGAACACTATACACACGAAATTTGTATTCAGTTATACGATTTCATGGACACACGGTTTATTAATGGTGTTCCTTATGAAAAATTCGAGACGCCTACACATTGGAAAAAGATACCTAAAGATTTTTTCAAAAAAGAAAACTATGATTTTTTTCAACTTACTGTTGAGCCGTTGCCCGAAATTGCAAAACACTTGAATCCTTACAAAGCAGAAGATATTGCAACTGCAATAAAAGAAGGTATATATGTAAAAGTCCAAGATCGTGACTACAGCCACATAGAGGTTGATTATTGTCGTGGTAATAGCGGATATAGACTTGTTCGTTCTTACTTCAACGAACCTCACCACCCGTACCATATCAGTTTACCAGTCGGCGAAGTGTTCAAAACATATGAAGGGGCTCAAAAACTTATTGATGTCCATCGTGCAGAATGGAAAAGAGTAGCAAGCTTGACTGATCTTGAATGGAGTATCGAACAAATAGACAATACAATTAACCGTTGGGCATATTTCGATAATATTTCGGAGAGGAACAAAATTGCCGTTAGAGAAAGAATAATGAACTTTGACAATCTCGAAAATGTCGAAGTACGAATTGCAGACGGTCATATCCAATGGAGATATTATGGCAGAAAGCGTTGGAATACTATTTTGGTTGAAAATGAATAAGGAGCGTGATATAGATTGACGGTTAAAGATTATTTATATTCGGTCAGGGTTTCGGATAAGCTGATCAGAACGAAAGAACACGAGCTGTCGAAACTTAGGCTGAATATTGCACAGGTATCGGTTAAGCAGAATGAGCCTGTTAAGACATCGGGAGTGAATGACCCTATGCGGATTGTTGACAGGATTGCAGACCTTCAGGCTGAAATCAATCGGGAAATTGACAATCTTGTGCGGTTGAAAACTGAAATCCGCAGTAAAATCAACGCACTTGACGATTACCGTTACATTGCAATTTTGACCGAGTATTACATAAATTGTCAGAGGTGGGAGGATATTGCCGAGAGTATGGAAATGAGCGTAAGGCATACCCTGAGATTGCACGGCGAAGCGTTACAGGCGTTCCGAAAAAAGTTCAATTTCTCGTAAAATTATTTTGAAATGTCATTGAATGTCACCCTTACCCTGCGTATAATGGTATTATGAAAGTTTGACAAACAGGACATATGTAAAACTCTCCTAAGATAAAAATCGCACAGACCGCTCTCGTTTGAGGGCGGTTTTGTGTTGTGAGGTGAAATTGATGTATAAAGACAAATGCGGTACAGGTTACGAAAATAGCACAAGAGCGATTTTTCAGGGTGCAGGAGAATATGACATCCCGATTATTGAGCCTACAAAAATTACAGAAAACAACTTTATCGGATTTAATGAAGTTTTGAGCAGTAAGCAGAACAACTGCGGTGTGCATTTCTTTTTGGACGATTACCAGTTCCAAAGATTATGGAATACACCCGACAGGTATATTGAGAGTCTACAAAAATTCAGTTGTGTATTATCGCCTGATTTCAGTCTTTACACTGATTATCCGACAGCGTTGCAGATTTATAACCACTATCGCAAGCATTGGATAGGTGCATATTTACAACTCTACGGCATTGAGGTAATACCTACAATTTGTTGGAGCGACGAAAACAGTTTTGAATGGTGTTTTGACGGCGAGCCTTTGGGTGGTACGGTTGCCGTATCAAGTGTTGGAACGCAGAACCGTACGGAATCAAAAGAACTGTTTTCGAAAGGTTACAAAGAAATGATTGAACGCTTACAGCCTGAAACAATTATCTTCTACGGCAGAGTCCCCGAAGAATGTATGGGAAACATCATCAACATCAAATCGTTTCAGGAAAAATTCAGGAGGTCAAAATAATGGGCGGAAGAGGCTCTTCAAGCGGTATAAGTGATAAGGGAAAGAAGTACGGTACAGAATATCACACAGTTGCTCAATTTGGTGAAATAAAAGTAATTCATATGAATGGTAATACTTCGATAAAAGCTCCTATGGAAACTATGACAAAAAATAGAGTGTATGCTACTCTTGACAAACAGAGCAACATCAAAAGTGTTACTTTTTATGACAACTACGGCGAAAGAATAAAACAAATTGACGTTAAAGGTAGACCTCATAATGGAATGATGCCACATACCCATTTGGGTTATGAACATAATGAAATTGGAGATCGTCAATTGACTGATAAAGAACAGAAATATGTAAGTGCATTATTGAATAAATGGGAAAGAAAAAGAAAACACTTGAATATTTAGAAATTTATTGATATAATATTATAAACGCAGGGGATAGTTTAAATAGGAAAACAGTTTTTACAGATTCCGGTGCAACTCCGGAAACCTGTGTTTAAAGACAGTACAGAAATGTGCTGTCTTTTCTTTTGCTTATTTTTAGAAAGGGCGGTGATACCGTGAAAGACAAATTAAATGCAAGACAGAGGAAGTTTGCGGAATATTATGCGCAGAGCGGTAACACCGTTCAGAGTGCGATACAGGCAGGATATTCAGAAAATTACGCAAACGCAAGAGCATATGAATTGTTGGAGAATGTTGGAGTTTCAAAATACATCAAGGAGCTTTCCGATAAGCTCAAGGACGAGCGCATTATGAGTGCAAAGGACAGACAGGTTGCTTTGTCCGACATTGCAAGGAATGACGGGCAGGATACCTCCGACAGAATCAGGGCGATTGACACGCTCAACAAGATGACGGGCGAATACACCGTTAAGGTTGACGCAAAGGTTGAGCAGTCCGAAAAGCTATCCGATGTGTTCAGACAGTTAGGCGGTGAGGGCTTGAGTGAGTAGCTTTCCTTTGTCGCAAAAATACATTGACTTCATCAACACAACGAATGTGTCGGCTGAATTTCTTGAAGGAACTACAGCGTCCGGCAAAACTACCGTCGGAGCAGGCGTTAAGTTTATGCGAATGGTGTCGCAAAGTAAAAAGAAGATACACGCCATTGCCGCCAAGACAACTGGTAAAGCCGAAGAAACCATTATTCAGCAGGATAACGGTATTCTCGACCTGCACCGCAACGCTGTCTATTGCGGTAACGGCGACAAGGATTACAAGTTGCCGCATATCAAGTTTGAGGGCAAAATTATCTATATTCTCGGTTACAGCAGTCGGGATAAGTGGGAAATGGTTCTCGGTGCGCAGTTTGGGTGCGTTTATATTGACGAAATCAACACCGCTGATATCGAGTTTATCCGAGAGATGTCAACCCGTAATGACTATATGCTTGCAACGCTGAATCCCGATGATCCGAGCCTGCCTGTGTATAAGGAGTTTGTCAACCGCTCCCGTCCTTTTAAAAAATATGAAAACGATGTTCCTCCCGAGATTACGGCGGAGCTTACCGAAGAACCTGTACCGAATTGGCGGTATTGGTTCTTTTCTTTTGCCGACAATTTAAGTCTTACACCCGAACAGATTGAAAAGAAAAAGAACTCTGCACCGAAAGGTACAAAGCTCTATAAAAATAAAATCTTAGGTTTGCGAGGCAGAGCAACAGGTCTTGTGTTCCCGAATTTTGAGAGGGCAAGACATATCAAATCAAAAGAGTGGGCAGGAGAGTTTTTGAACTGTAACCGCAAGTCGGAACACTTTGTTCAGTTCACCGCAGGTCTTGATACCGCCTATTCGCAGAAGTCGCCTGACACTATCGCAATGACATTTTACGGCATTACCAATCACGGCACGTGTGTTCAGCTTGATGAAAGAGTTTATAACAACGCTGAAATGCAAACGCCTATTGCCCCGAGTGACACGGTGAAGAATTTTATTGATTTTCTTGACCGCAACCGTGATGAATGGGGCTTTGCACGCACGGCTTTTATTGACAGCGCCGACCAAGCGACTATTACCGAATTTCAAAAGTATAAGCGACAGCACGGCTGTGTCTATGACTTTGCAAATGCATGGAAGAAAACGAAGATTATTGACCGAATCAATCTTGTACTCGGCTGGCTTGCCACCGACTGTTATTTTGTGCTTGAACATTGTAAAAACACGATTGCCGAGTTTGAAATTTATAGCTGGCGAGAGGATAAAGACAACACACCCGAGGACGGTCACGACCATTGCATTAACAGCGGTCAATATGCGTGGCTGCCGTTTAAAAATATTATTGGAAGTGAAATAAATGGGGCTGATTAACAGAATGGCTGAATCTATCAGATCTGGAATTAAAAACTTTTTGCAGATTACTCCTGCAAGCGACAAAACAATTACCGTTACCGAAACAAGCAATCATTTGACCGAGTGCTTTATCAATCGCATTTGGTATTGGGGCAACAGCAGACAGCTTGCGGAGCTGTACAGGCAGATTGATACAAACAAAACTATGTTTTGGGCGGCAAAAAGCACAAAGGGGCTTGAAATTCGTAAAATACACACGGGCCTGCCGGCACTCATCTGCGAAACGCTTGTGAATATCGTAATTGCCGACTACAACGGCACAGATGTTACAAGCAAAAATTCAACCGCTTATGCAGAGCGTTGGGAAGATATTGAAAAGCAGAACAAATTGTCCGACACGGTTAAGCAAATGCTCCGTGACCTATGTGTTGTCGGTGACGGTGCTTTTAAGGTCAGCTTTGACACGGCTGTATCAGATGTTCCGATTGTTGAATGGTATCCTGCCGAAAACATCGACTTTACATATGTGCGCGGCAGAATCCGAGAGGTTAAGTTTTACACCGATTACACGCAAAAACACCGCCGTTACCGTTTTGAAGAAACATACGGTTACGGCTATATTCACTATGCTTTGTACGATGACAACGGCAAAGAGATTGACCTGCACACGGTTGACGCTCTTTCGTGGATTGATTCAAAGGGCGTTACATTTGACGAATCATATATGTGGGCTGTACCTGTCCTTTACGGCAAATCGTGCCACAAGGGCAGAGGTGCAGGCATTATTGGCATAAAAACAGACGCTTTCGACAGCCTTGATGAAGTGTGGTCACAGTGGATGGACGCACTCAGAGCCTGCCGAACAAAGCAGTATGTGCCTGATTGCCTTGTTCCGAGAAATCCCGAAACCTGTCAGCCGATATCGCCAAATCCGTTTGACAACCGATTTATCACCGTGGGCAACGATATGTCTGAAAATGGCAACGGCAACAGGATTTACACCGAAAGTCCGCAGATTCAGCACGAAAGCTATTTGAGTTCATACATTACTGCCCTCGACCTCTGCTTACAGGGCATTATATCGCCGTCAACTCTCGGCATTGATACGAAGAAGCTTGATAATGCAGACGCTCAGCGTGAAAAGGAAAAGACAACCCTTTACACAAGGCAGAACCTTGTCAAAATCACGCAGAACGCACTTCAAAGCCTTGTTGCAGTTGTACTCAATGCAGACGGGGAACTTAACGGCAAGGGTATTGTTGAGGGCTTGGAAGTATCCGTAAACTTCGGCGAATATGCAAATCCGAGCTTTGAAAGTCAGGTTGAAACCGTGTCAAAAGCAAGACAGGGCGGTTTGATGTCAGTTAAAACCTCGGTTGATGAGCTTTACGGCGACAGCAAGTCGGAGGATTGGAAAGCCGAAGAGGTGCAGAGAATTAAGGAAGAACAGGGCATTGCAGGCGAAGAAGAAAAATCGGAGCTTGACGATGTGGACCTTACCGACACAGAAGAACCTGACAATAACGCAGATGATGAAGAAAATGCGGAAAATAATGCAGAAAAAACCGAAAGCAATCCCGAACAGAATGATACACAGGTAAACAATGAGTGATTACAATATCAGAGAAGCCTTTGAAAAAATCGAAGATGAACTGATTGACAGCATGATGAGAAATTTCAGCCGTCACAGAGCCGAAGAAGATAAAAATAATTTTTGCTGGACACAATGGCAGGCAGAACAGCTCAAAAGTCTTGAAGAGTACCGTAAGCACAACGCAAAGAAATTTGGCAAGCGTTTCAAAGCCATTAACAGCAAGGTTGAAGAGATGATTCGCACCGCCAAAGCTGACGGAAATGCAAGTCAGGAGGCAGAAATTCTTGAAGCTGTCAAGGACGGTTTCAAAGCCCCGAAAAAGCCGTCAGCACACAGCACTGCCGAGTTTTTTAAGGTGAATGACCGTAAACTTGACGCACTCATAAAATCGACCACAGACGATTTAAAGAGGGCAGAAACGGCAGTTTTGCGTATGAGCAACGACAAGTACCGCAAGGCGATTTTTAACGCACAGGTTGCAATGAACACGGGTGCGGTTACATACGAAAAAGCCGTTGATATGGCGTGTAAAGATATGCTCAACGCAGGTCTTAATTGTGTGGAATACAAAAATGGTGCAAGGCACACGCTCTCGGATTATGCGGATATGGCGGGGGGGGG